CGGATAGCGCCGACCCACGTTTGATTGATGAAATCGCATTGGGCGGCATAATCATCTACCCCGTGATGAAGGGCGGCGGTAGTATCATCGGCGGTATAGAGAAGATAAAGGACTTTGACAATATCTTTGTCACGAAGGACTCCTACAACCTTCAAGAGGAGTTAAGGAACTACACATGGGCAAAGGACAAGGACGGGCACTATATTAATTCACCTATTGATGCTTATAATCATGCTTGTGACGCCTTTAGGTATGGGGTCATGGGCAAGATATTCGGTAAGGTCATGCACCCGAAGAATGTAACGAAAGACGACTTAGGTATTTACTAAAAATAATTTTAACATGACGGACAATCTACTTACGCAAATAGTTACGTTGTTCAAGAACAAGACGTTGAACGCTATTGGGGTGGAAAGGGACTTGTACCAACTACTCTCCGACGGTGATGTGAGCAAGGCAATCAACCTTATGCAAGACCATGACGAGGAGGTAGATAATGCACTTTCCGAGTACAATCCCCAAACGCACAAGGTCAAGAACCGCCCTAACAAGTATAGAAGCGGCAAGGGCAACGACTATATCACGGAGAAATTGCCGAGTACAAGGCAAAGGTACATAAATGAGGTGGAACTATTCTTCTTGCTCGGGCAACCCGTGCAATGGAGAAAAGAGGGGGGCGAGGATGAAGCCTACACGCTCTTTATGGACTTTCTCAAGGAGACGCGCTTCGATTCCATGATACGCAAAGCCAAGCGCCTTGCGGGTGCGGAGACCGAGAGCGCCATCGTCTACCACCTTGTCAGGGAGTCGGACGATGAGGGAAATGAAAAGATAAGGACAATCCAGTTCGTGGTGTCACGAAGCCAAGGCTATAGGCTTAGACCGCTCATAGACCAATACGGACAAATGAGTGCGTTCGCGTACGGCTACACCCTTAACGAGAACGGGACGAACGTGAGGCATTGGGATATCCTCACAAAGGACTATAGGTTCTATTGCAAGCGCTCATCGAAGGTGGGATGGTCGATAGAGACATACAAGAATACCATCGGCAAGATACCCGCGATATATTTCAGGCAACCGAAGGCGTGGGCGGGTGCGGAGGAACGCATCGAGCGTGAGGAGGACTTGAACTCAAAGATAGCCGACACGAACAACTACTTCGCCGACCCGATAGCGAGTGCGACGGCGGACGTCATCAATTCGATGACCGACCCGCAAAAACCAGGTAAACTCATTCAACTCACGGGCACGCAATCCCGATTCGAATATGTAAACCCACCGACAAGTTCCGAAACACGAAGGGATGAGATGATAAGCCTTAATGACTCTATTCTCTTTGACACATTCACGCCCGACCTTTCGTTTGAGAAAATGCGCGGCATGGGAAGCCTTTCGGGCGTGGCAATCAAGAACTCCATGGTATTGGGGTACATCAAGCGTGCCAATAGAGCCGAGTTGTACGGCGAGATGATAGACCGACTCAAGAACGTGGTCATAGCGATACTCAAGGACATGCACCCCGACAAGAGGAAGATGCTTGACGAGTTGAAGATTACATTCACGTTCGGCGAGCCGTTTGCCGAGGACAAGACGACACAATGGTCACAACTTGGCGCACTCTACGGTGCGGGGCTTGTAAGTTGCGAGACCGCCGTCACGATGCTTGCCCTCACGGATGCCCCAGAGGATGAGATAGCACGCCTCCTCATGCGAAGCGCCGAGGAGCAAGACATGCAAATGGAACTCCTCAAGATGAAGGAGGAGGCAAAGAATGAGCACGGGGATGAGGAGAATCCCGAACCCGAACCTAAAGACTAAATCATGAAAGTAACGAATTTAGCACTCCATCACGTGTATTTCGAGGAGATACGCAAGGGATTGAAGAAAGTCGAGTACCGAAAAATGGACGACTACTATATCAATAAGTTTCTCGACCTATCCAAGTACAAGGGAATGACGACCGACCAAATCAAGACCCACCTCATCGACGGGGGTAAGGTCTACAAGAATGACGTTACCCATATAATGTTCTTTGAGAACGGTAGGAAGATGCTTTGCGAGATTAAGGACATCAAGACTTACAAGGAGCATAAGATGTTTGCCATATCGTTGGGCAAGCACGAACTCGTAGGGTAAAAAAAAGAGCGCTCACCAATGAGGTGGGCGCTTATTTTATGTCTCTATACGTTCCCCGCAATGAGGGCAATACTCCTCGACCGCGTTACGGGAGCGTATATCCTGCAATACCTCCTCATCGGTGGCGAAGAGCCTCCATAGCGGCACATCGAGCGCATCGGCAATCTTGCCCGCCGTCTCGACGAGCATCATTCCCTTGATTTGCTTACTAAGGCTTTGCCTTGATACACCCATCTTTTCCGAGAGGTCTTTCAAGAGCATGTCCTTCTCTTTCAAAAGTTCTTTTACTCTACTCATATCTAAAAATCTAATTACACCGCAAAGATACGACAAAAATGAGGCATGTAAGCAATATTATTGTCAAAAATTGTTAAATTTTAGTTCTATATTTTGCGATGTAAATAAATATGCTTACATTTGCAACGTGAAAGCGAAATATTACCATTATTAAATTAAAAAACGATATGACAACAAAAGACCTTACATCAATCATCAAGGCGGTTAAAGAATTCACGAAGAAAATCAACGACTGCTACGAGGACGGCGCCAAGTCCACGCGTGTGTCGATAGACTTCAACAAGAACGGCTTCATCTATTTCACCTACGAGGGCGTGTTCTCAACCTATACGGCGTGGGTGTCGCCAAGTGACGAATACACATTAAGATGTTTTGCACGCGCATGAAAAGGGTATATTATTTAGACGGTGAACCCGAGGAGGTTTCCGATGAGGACATCAACCTCATGATGGATGAAGAACTATGTGACATATATACATTATTCAATTACCTATATTAAAAGACAATGAAAAGAGAGAAACTTAAGGATGCATTCATCAGCCTTTGCGATGATTGGTTCGACAACAAATATGTAATGGATATCCATAACGGCATATTGGACGCCGTGGGCTTCGGTCATTGGTCATGCAACGACTTGGGCATAGCGGAGAACGGATTCCCCGAGAGGATATTCCTCGACGTGGACGATGAAGAGCCGACATTGATGATTACGAAGCACGACGGAGACCACTTGAACCTCCCGCACTCGCTTATATACTATTCTATGTATTCGGTGATTACGAAACACTTTGACATAGTTCCCGAGGCTCCTGCATCAACCGAGCCTTACGAATTTCATTTCACAACACTCATTTACTAATGACACAAGAAGAAATAGACAAATACTTTTGGCTTCAATACCACGGGGACATCAAGGCGACCGACCTTCCCCGAGAGTACATCGAGCGTGACACGCGTATCTATTGCGTCAATGAGGATTGCTTCGTGCGAAACTCTTGTCGGCTATTCTCCGCGTATGAGGCACTTTGCAAGACCTTCGGGCGTACCGTTGCGAGGTCGTGCATCAAAGAAGCCGTCGGCGTCAAGCGAAATGCGTGGGAGACGGATAGGGCTTCCGAACTCTATTACGGCAACGCCTCATTCGGCATAAACCCCGAGCAAAGGGGCATAGAACCATGTAAGTATCACATCAAAAAATAAACATTATGGCAAAGATTATTCATTATGACGGGCGCATCGAGGATGTTGAACCCGTGAACGGAGAGGATTTCAAGTTGGAGCAATTGCAAGCGATTGTGGGCGGATATATCGAGGTGGTGCGTTCCCAAGCCGAGGGTGACGACCGCATCATGGTCGTCGATGAGGAGGGCAAGATAAAGGAGAAGTTCTACAATGCGAAGGCGACCGATGTGTTGATAAACCAGTTCGGCTATATGAACGATTTCATCGCGGGGGACGCCCTTGTATGCCGTGAATGGCAAATAAATTGACGAAATGTTTGGTTATTCCGTGATAAAGTGCTATATTTGCACCGTTTTTTAATGAAGTGCCCTTCGGGGCACGTTGGTAATATGGCACAATTTCGTAGGGATACGCGGTTGTGCCGTTTTTTTCAAATTAAGACTAAAACGGGAGAAATGCACATCGGGAATAATTGCAAATATAAATAATTATGCTTACCTTTGCATAGGATATGACACATAAAGAATTCTTTTGGTACACGGCATTGGCGCGTCGGCGGTATTCGGAGTACCTCGCCGCGTTCATCCAATGCAAGAACGAGGAGGATGAGGCGCGACGGGCGGAACTCCGCGAGCGTAGCCTTCAACTCCTTGCCGCCTACAAGGCGACCACTAATTTGATAGACCATGAGATAGAGGATGTGAGGCAAAACCTCATAGACCAAGGTCAAGAAGTATTTTGGGAGACTCAATATTAATATTAATAATTATGAACGATAACATTGATACCTACACCGTAGAGGAGACGCTCCGCATCATGGAACTCGAGAGCGTCCCTAATGAACAAAGGTCACGCATCGCCGACGTGATAGGTGCGTTGAAGAGAAGGATAGGCGCTCTCGAAAGCATCATCAAGAAAAGCGAGGAGGACGAGTGCATGTTTAACCCAAGACTCTTTCCCGCGATATGACGTACAAGTTCAAGAGTTGCCGTATATGCGGCACACCCCTTGGCATCGTCGCGCACACCCACATGTTTTGCGATGAGTGCGCGAAGGTGCGGAACAACATAAGCAAGCGGGAGAGCAAGATGAGAAAGCGAGAGAGTATTAGGAATGGAACGGTTAGAATTCTTATGTAGGTTCTTCTTCGATGATTTCGGTCATTGGCTTGGAGGACTCACATACCTCGCCGTCGTATGCGCGGCGGTCAAGGGCTTGGGGATAAAAATAGTCAACATCCATGGACGAGAAACTACGGACGGTAAAGCGGGTTATGGAACTCGCAAGTGAGTGGGGTGACTACATCATCAACCACCCATATAATAAGTATAAGGATTATACGGGGACGGAAGGACGTGATTTGTACATAGACGAGAGACTATAAAATGTGTGATATATATATTTAAGGAGCGGGCAACCACGGTTGTCGGCTCTTTTTTATGAAATTCGCCAAATCCCGTGAATGTAAATAATATTGTTAACATTTGTATAAAATTAGCCCAGATTGTTAAGAGTATATTAATAAACGTTAAAGAAACGCAGATTTTTCGTAAAATACTTGACGATGTAAATAATAGTGTTTACCTTTGCAACGTCTTAAGAAAACAAGACGCCATTACCAACCATTATTAATCATTAAAAAACGAAACGATTATGAAGAAGTCATTTGCAGAGTCAATCAACGAGGTTAAGAACGCTAACGTATCTAACGACGAGAAGGTAAAGATGTTGCTTTCACTTGGTCTTGTGAAGAGTGATTGCTACGCACTCTTCTACAATTGGGGCAAGGAGGCGGAGAAGGCATCCATCGAGAGCATAAGCCACAAGTTCGCGTTCACATTCGGCGTGGAGATTGAGTGTGTACATTGCGTAGACAACCTCCTCCGCCGTGCGGCTAACGGCAAGGGTGTCGAGATGGTGGGTTCGGTCAACGACTACAACCATGTGGATTCACACACAAGTTACAAGATTGTACGCGACGGCTCATTGAGCGGTGCTAACTCATTGGAGTGCGTAAGCCCCGTGCTTAACGAGAACGGCTTCGACTCACTCAAGAAGGTGTGTGACGCCCTTAACGAGGTAGGTGCGACCGTCAACAAGTCCTGCGGTCTCCACGTCCACATCGGCGCGGCTAACCTTACCGACGCACAATATGTCAACGTGTTCAATAACTACCAGAAACTTGAAGTCGCAATTGACAAGTTCATGTCGCCATCACGCCGTGCCAACAATAGCCGTTGGGCGTATACTCTTGCCGACCATGACTTTGACCGTTGCGAGACTAAGGA